ATGCCCGTTGTCATGCGCCTGCTTCGGAACACCCCGGGATCCGAACTGCAGGCCTATTTCGCGCAGCGCCCGGTCGAGTTCCCCGAGCCGGTCGACTGGACCGGCTCCAACGGCGCGCTGGTCAAGCCCGTGTTGAAGGCGATCGACGCATTGAGTGAGATCGAGCGCGAGCGCATCCGGCTTGATTTTGAGCGGGCCGACCGCATGACAAGCGATGTCGGGCAGACGGCTCTCATGGACATCGCCAGTCCCGAGCAGCGGGACATTCTCCGGGACATCGCCACCCGTCATGCTCGCGCCCTGTGGCTGCTTCGGAACGACGAAAAGCGCTTCCGCCGGGCCGAGGAAGCGTCGTTCTTCGAGAATTCCCGGCGCGGCAGACTGTGGGATGGCTTTGTCGCCCCCGCGAGCCTGAAGGTTTCTCGGGAGGCGGTGCACCTCCAGGCGCTCGCAGCGGAGGTGCAGCAGTTCTTCCGTGAGGGCCAAAAGATCAAGATCGAGGTCTTCGACCGCAGCCGGACAGATCTTGATGGTGAGGTCAAGGAGCTGGTTCAGGTCACGATCTATCGCGAGGGACTTCCAGACAGCGTCTCCGTCTTCCAGGGGGAAGACCTCGAGCCGCTCGTCTACAGACCGGTCTATGAGCTGGCGTTCGCCTACGAGCCGGCCAGCGGCGTGATCGAGGTGGTGGCTCAGAAGAAGGCGCGCCGCACGGAGCTTGCGCGGATGTTCGCCAAGACTCTTTTGGGCCATGCGATCGAGGGGCAAAGAATCCCCCTGCGGCGCTACGACCTTTCCGTGTTCATGACGGAAAAGGAGTTCGAGCACGATCCCGAGGATGGGATCGACAACGTACGTCTCCGCCTCGTCAAATTCGAGACCTTCGATGAGCGCCTGTTCGTGACGATCGAGGCGAGGACGGAAGAAGCGACCGTGCACGCAGAGGCACACCGACTGTTTGGCGAGCGCGACCCGTTTCTTGGCGGCCATCGTATCGTCGAAGCGGTCCTGTCCGTCCGTTTCAAACCGGATACGGTCAACCCGCGGGGCCGTACCATCACCATCAAGCTACACCATCCCAATGGCTGCGACCTCAAGGACAAGACAGAGAAGGAGCGGCTGATCGGCGAGAAGTACTTGCGGCGCTGGCGGGTGGTGGAGGATCTGATCGTTTGATTGCCAAGGCCGCAATCTCGACCCGTGCGTTCCGCTTCTTGGTCCAGCTGGCCGAGCAGGAGCCACCGATCGCGACGGCGCGCGTCCTCGAAGACGAGATCGGCCCCGAGGGGGAAAAGCTGACCGGGGGCGCGCTCCTCGTGCCTGGCAAACCCCTCGATTCGATCCGTGTGGCCCTTGCTGACGGGGAAACACAGGCTTCGATCGAATTCGATCACGCGACCAGTGTTGCCAGCTACTTCCATCCCGAGGCCGGCTTTGTCGATGTTGCCGCCGACGAGCTGCGGACGTGGCGTCTGGACACCGCCGCCTTCATGGCGCTGATCTGCCGGCTGCTTGGGCTCCCGTCGACCCGCAAACCCATTCCCTTAGTGGATGGCCTCCTTTGGGACCTGGGCACGCCGAGGCTCGGCCGGCGCACAGGGATCCCAGTCCTGTTCGCCCGGCGCCTGGTCGCGCCCGATGTGCGAGCGTCGCTGAATCCGGAGCTCAAGCTGCGGCTTGGCGCCAAGCCATCCCTTCTGCTGACGTCCGCTCAGTGGGTGCCGGATGACCTCATACTACCGGCTGTTAGCAGGATCATCCCCGTCGGGACCGTTCTTTCCCGCGGCTCCAGCGATGTGGAGCTGGATCTCTATCGCCTTGCCGCAATGGCCTACTCGCGGCCCGCCGCGGTCGAGCGTCAGGTCAGCCCCGTCGAATGCAGTCCGGACGGATCATGGCTCCGCATCCACGAGCGACAGTACCTCTTCCGGGGCAAGAAGAAGCGACTCATCCGGTTGCTCTATGAGGCTTGGGCCCGAGGCGCCGAATGGGTGAGCGAGGAGTGGCTCCTGGCCGAGGCCGAGTACGATTCCGACCGCATTGAGGACGTCTTCAAGGACAAGCGTCCCGAGAAGCGCAACGCATGGAGAGAATACATCGAAACGCATGATGGGCAGGTTCGATTGAAAGTGCCCGCGCGCCTCTGAAGGGCGCAATCCACCGATCTTTACGACGCCGCCCTTCGGGGCGGCTTTTTTGTCGGTGACGCAATTCCCCCTCGGTTTCCCCCCTCGCTCCCCCAGCTTTTCCCCCCGACCCGTCTGCCAACGTCTCCGCAGGTTTGCTCACGAGACCGAAGGAGAGACGGATGGCGGTTCGGCATTTGAACCAGATCGAGCTGGCGGCTCGCTGGAACATCAGCCATCGCACGCTGGAGCGGTGGCGTTGGACGGGCGAAGGCCCGCAGTTCATCAAGATCGGCGGCAGGGTCGTGTACCGCCTCGAAGACGTCGAGGCGTTCGAGGCGGAGCAGCTCCGCAAGAGCACGGCCGCCGCCCCGACCAAGATGTCGGCGTGAGGGGAGGCCATGTCCATGACCCTCCCCAACCACACCACCTTCCAGGACTTCCTCCAGATGCCCGCGGGCGACGTGGTCGCTCTGCCGGCGGAGCAGCTCGCACTGCTGCAGCAGGACATCGAGGACAATCTGCGCCGCGCCAAGTTGGTGAAGGACTGGCTCGATGGCGCTCTGGCGCTGAAGTACGGCGAGCGCGCTGCGGCGCTGCGCCGCGAGGCGGGCAAGGACACCGGCACGATCCGTCTCGCCGACGGCGCCGTCACCGTCATCGCCGACCTGCCGAAGAAGATCGAGTGGGATCAGGCGCAGCTTTCGGCGCTCGTCGAGCGCATCCGCGCCGGCGGCGAGGATCCCGCCGAGTACGTCGCCACCGAGCTCAAGGTCTCCGAGCGCGCGTTTGCCGCCTGGCCCGAGTCGATCCGGCAGCTCTTTGCGCCGGCCCGGACGGTGCGCACGGGCAAGCCGACCTTCCGCCTTTCCCTGACCAGCGAGGTGTCGCGATGAGCGCCAAGAGCAAGCTCGCGGCCCTGCGCGAGCACCACTACGGCCTCGCCAGCCTCCCCGAGATGGTCCGCATCCCGGCGCTTGGCCTTCGTCGCGACGAGACGGTGAAGCCGGTCGAGACCGCGACCGTCGACGATCTGGCCTTCGCTCTCCTCGGCCTCAACCAGCAGGCCTCCGCGCTCTACCGCGAGATCGACGCGCTCCGCACCGTCTACGACGAGGCGCGCAAGGCGGGCGTCCTCGGCGCCGAGATCGCGATCGACGCACTGATCGCACCGCAGGGAGGCAAGCGATGAGCCTCCCCATCATCAGCGCCGACCAGCGTCTCGCCGAGCCGCGCGGCATCAAGGGCTGCATCTTCGGTAAGTCGGGCATCGGCAAGACCAGCCTCTTGTGGACGCTCGATCCCGCCGCGACCCTGTTCATGGACCTCGAGGCCGGCGACCTCGCCATCGAGGGCTGGCCGGGCGACACCATCCGCCCGCGCACCTGGACCGAGTGCCGGGACTTCGCCGTCTTCATCGGCGGGCCGAACCCCAGCTTTCGCGACGACCAGCCCTACAGCCAGGCGCACTTCGATGCGGTCTCGGCGCGCTTCGGCGAGCGGGCGGTGCTCGACCGCTACCAGACGATCTTCATCGACTCGATCACGGTGGCTGGGCGCCTCTGCTTCCAGTGGTGCAAGGGCCAGCCTGAGGCGCTGTCGGAGAAGACGGGCAAACCGGACGTGCGCGGCGCCTACGGGCTGCACGGCCGCGAGATGATCGGCTGGCTCACGCATCTGCAGCACACCCGGGCGAAGAACGTCTGGTTCGTCGGCGTCCTCGACGAGAAGCTCGACGACTTCAATCGGCGCTTCTTCTCAGCCCAGATCGACGGCTCCAAGACCGGCAACGAGCTGCCCGGCATCGTCGACCAGGTCATCACCATGGCCGAGATGAAGGCCGACGACGGCTCTGCGTACCGCGCTTTCGTCTGCCAGACGCTCAACCCCTGGGGCTATCCCGCGAAAGACCGCAGCGGCCGGCTCGACCTGGTCGAGGAGCCGCATCTCGGGCGGCTGATGGAGAAGATCCGCGGCCCGGTGAGGCCCGCCAGCGAGCGGCTGGAGTTCCGAAGCCCGGCCGCGCCGTCCCCGAGCACTCCCGATCAATCCCATTCCTGACGAAAGGAGCACGAGAGCCATGACCGGTGCATGGAACGACTTCAACGACGCCAAGCAGGTCACGAACCTGATCCCCAAGGGCACGCTCGCCAAGGTGCGTCTCACCATCCGTCCGGGCGGCTACGACGATCCGTCCCAGGGCTGGACCGGCGGCTATGCGACCCGCGCTACCAGCGGCGCCGTCTATCTCAACGGCGAGTTCACGGTGCTGGAGGGCCCCTACGCGCGGCGCAAGGTCTTCACCCTCATCGGCCTCTACAGCCCCAAGGGCCCCGACTGGGCGAACATGGGCCGGGCGCTCGTCCGCGGCATGCTCAACTCCGCGCGCGGCATCTCCGACAAGGACACCTCGGTGCAAGCGCAGGCGGCGCGCCGTATCAACGGATTCGCCGATCTCGACGGCCTCGAGTTCGTCGCTCGCATCGATGTCGGCACGGACGTCAATGGCGAGGAGAAGAACGAGATCCGCACGGCGGTGACGCCGGATCACAAGGACTATGCGGTGGTCATGGGGACGGGCGGCTCGACCTCCGGACCCGGTCCGCAGCCTGCCGCGCCAGCCCAGCCTGTAACGGCGCCACGTCCGGCGGCCGGCATCCGGCCGTACTGGGCGCAGTGACGGGGAGTGAGCGATGCTGCTGCGTCCCCGTCAGAAGCAGTTCGTCGAGCGCAGCGTCGGTGCGCTGGCGAAGCACGGCAACACACTGGGCGTCGCGCCCACCGGCGCCGGCAAGACGATCATGCTGTCGGCCGTCGCTGGAGGCATGGTCGGCGGCACCGATGCCAAGGCCTGTGTGCTCGCCCATCGCGACGAGCTGACCGACCAGAACCGGAGCAAGTTTGCCCGGGTCCATCCCAAGGTCACCACCTCGGTGGTCGATGCCAAGGAGAAGTCCTGGGCCGGCCAGGTGACCTTCGCCATGGTGCCGACGCTCGCCCGGGCGGCGAACCTCGATCGTCTCCCGACGCTCGACCTGCTGGTGATCGACGAGGCGCATCACGCGGCGGCCGACAGCTACAGGCGCATCATCGACCGGGTGCGGGAGAGGAACCCGGCCGCCCGTATCTATGGGGTCACAGCGACGCCGAACCGGGGCGACCGCAAGGGGCTCAGGCCCGTCTTCACCAACGTCGCCGACCAGATTCGCATCGGCGAGCGGATCGCCTCCGGTCACCTGGTGCCGCCGCGCACCTTCGTCATCGATGTCGGCGTGCAGGACCAGCTCGCCAAGGTGCGGCGGACCGCCGACGACTTCGACATGACCGAGGTCGACCGCGTGATGAACCGCGCGCCGGTCACCGAGGCCGTCATCAAGCACTGGCGTGAGAAGGCGGGCGATCGGCAGACCGTTGTCTTCTGCTCGACCGTCGATCACGCCCGCAACGTCTGCGCCGCGTTCAACGACGCCGGCCTCCCTGCGGTCATGGTCAACGGTGAGATGAGCGACGCCGAGCGGCGGGCGGTGCTCGAAGCCTACGCGTCCGGCGAGGCGCGGGTCGTCGTCAACGTCGCGGTGCTGACCGAAGGCTGGGACCACCCACCGACGAGCTGCGTCGTGCTGTTGAGGCCCAGCTCCTTCAAATCGACCATGATTCAGATGGTCGGCCGCGGCTTGCGTACCGTGAGCCCGGAGGAGCATCCGGGTGTCATCAAGATCGACTGCATCGTTCTCGACTTCGGCACCTCGACCCTGCTGCACGGCACGCTGGAGCAGGACGTCGATCTCGACGGCCACACGGCGAACGGCGAGGCGCCGACCAAGACCTGCCCGGAGTGTGAGGCCGAGGTGCCGCTCGGCTGCACCGAGTGCCCGCTTTGCGGCTACATTTGGGAGCGCTCGGACGCTGGCGAGGCGGCGCCCCTTGGCGATTTCGTGATGAGCGAGATCGACCTCCTCAAGCGGTCGAGCTTCCGCTGGTGCGACCTGTTCGGCGATGACGGCGCCCTGGTTGCGAACGGGTTCAATGCCTGGGGCGGCGTGTTCTTCCTGAACGGCCGCTGGTACGGCGTCGGCGGCCTGCAGCGTCAGAGGCCGCGGCTCTTGGCCATCGGCGAGCGCACCGTGTGTCTCGCCGCCGCCGATGACTGGCTCAACGAGCACGAGACCGACGAGAGCGCGCACAAGAGCCGCAGCTGGCTCAAGGCTCCGCCGACGGAGAAGCAGCTCGCCCTTCTGCCGCCGGCCTACCGGCAGGACTACGGGCTCACCCGCTATCAGGCCTCGGCGCTCATTACCTTCACCTTCAACCGCGCCGCCATCCGCTCACTGGTGTTCGGCGCCGAGCAGACCATGCGGAGCGAGGCGGCATGAGGCGGCGCATCCATGTCCGGCACCACCGAAACGCGCCGTCGTACCTGGCATCCGCTTGGGGTGCTCTGTGCCGTCTGTCGGCGACCGGCCCGTGGCTTTGGCTGGTTCGATCCCCTGCGCTCGAAGCGGCCGCGCCCCTCGGTGTGGTTCTGCTCGATCGATTGCCAGGGCTTCTGGTGGCGCTTGGCGCGGAGGTCGTCCGCCATGGTTGACCTCACCGAGCAGGAAAAGGCGGCGATCCGTGCGGCCATCAAGCCGGTCGCCGAGATCATGGAGGAGATCGGCTGGGAGCGCCGCCTCGCCGACCTCACCGAGGACCAAGTACTGACGCTGATCGAGGTCGCCGTCGGCGGCTTCCAGGACGCCATGCACGCGGCTGCCGAGAGCCGGGCGGTGACGGAGGACAGCGGCGCGGAGGTGCCGTTCTGATGCTCGACTACAACCACCGCCCATCCTTTGCCGAGCAGCTCAACGCCGTCATCAACGCGGCCCTTGAGGCGGAGCGCGCAGTGCTGCCTCCGCGCGCCTATCTCGGCGGCTCGCGGCTGGGTCACCCGTGCGAGCGGGCGCTGCAGTTCGAGTTCGCCGGCGCACCGAAGGATGAGGGCGCCGAGTTCGATGGGCAGTCCTTGCGCATCTTCGCGATCGGTCATGCGCTGGAGGACCTGGCAGCAGGGTGGCTCCGCAGCGCCGGCTTCGACCTCTACACCCGCAAGGGCAACCGACCGGACGGCGAGCAGTTCGGCTTCTCGGTCGCCGGCGGGCGCATCCGCGGCCATGTAGATGGAATCCTCTCCGACGGCCCGGCGCTACCGGGCCTCGCCTGGCCGGCGCTTTGGGAATGCAAGACCATGAACGCGCGAAACTGGCGCGAGACGGTGGCCAAGGGTGTGGTCATCGCCAAGCCCGTCTACGCCGCGCAGATCGCGCTCTATCAAGCCTACATGGAGGGCGCGGTCGCTGGGATCGCACAGAATCCGGCGCTTTTCACCGCCATCAACAAGGACACCGCCGAGCTCCATCACGAGCTCGTGCCGTTCGATGCCGCGCTGGCGCAGACCATGAGCGATCGCGCCGTGCGCATCCTCCAGGCGACCGACGCCGGCGAGCTGCTGCCGCGGATCGCGCGCGAGCCTGAGTTCCACGAGTGCCGGATATGCCCCTGGGCCCGACGCTGCTGGAGCCTGCCGGCATGAGCGGCGACGGCAACATCGTCCACTTCAATCCGTGGCGGGACTTCAACGATGCGCCTGTCTCGGCTGATGTGTTCGAGCTCGAGCCCGACATCGCGGAGATCGGCGACTTCCTCGACGTCGTGTTCGGCTACTGCGAGGGCTTCATTCCCGTCCGCGGCTTCGTCGACAAGGGGCAAGGCTTCGACGGGCGGCCGCACAACATCTGGATCGAGGCCGACGCCAGCGTCCGTGAGAAAATGGCCACCTTCGCCGCCTGGGCCGCGCGCGAAGGGGCCGCGGTCTATGTGGTGCCGGGCACCGTCGGTGAGCCGGGCCAGGCTAAGGCCGGCGACGTGCGGCAGATGCAGACCGCGGTGGTCGACCTCGATGCCGGCGACGTCGCCGCCAAGCTCGATCACCTCATCCATCATCTTGGGCAACCGACCCTGATCGTCGAGAGCGGTGGGCGGACCTCGGAGGGGCTCGACAAGCTGCACGTCTGGTGGCGGCTGACCGAGCCGGCGGAGGGCGAGGAGCTGGCGCAGCTCTGCCGGCTGCGTGGCGACATCGCGGTCAAGGTCGGTGGCGACACGCACTTCCGCTCCGCCCACCAGCCGATCCGGGTCGCCGGTACCGTCTACCACAAGAGCGGCTTCAAGCGCCTCGTCACCATTCGGGCTCACGAGCCGCGCATCGAGGTCGATCTGCGGGAACTCGCCGAGGCGGTCGAGGCCATGCCGCCCTTGGCCGGCGTTGGTACCGGGCCCGGTCCCGCATCCCATAAGCCCGACATCGACGACGTGCTCGTCACGCCGGTGCGCGAAGGGAGCGCAGATGGCTGGACCCGGTTCCAGGGCGCGAGCGCCGCCATCGGCCACTACGTGCGCATGGCGCATGAGGGGCGCATGAGCCGCGACGAAGCCTGGGAGGCCATCTGCCAGTATAACGCCGCCATGCTGCGCCCCGCTTGGCCGTTGGAGCGGCTCGCCGCGGAGGCCCAGCGGCTGTGGCGGCTGCACGAGACGCGCCACGGACCGGCGCTTGAGCGACTCCCCGATGCTCCGGCGGCGCTGCCCGCCTTCAGCTTGGGCGCGCTCCTCGATGACACCTCGCCGATGCCGGCCGACATCATCGCGCCGCGGGTTCTGACCCCCGGCGGCATGCTGGTCATCGGCGGCGCGCCCAAGGTGGGCAAGAGCGACTTCCTGACCTCGCTTCTCGTGCATATGGCGGCGGGCGTGCCATTCCTCGGCTTCGCTAGCCCGCGACCCTTGCGCGTCTTCTATCTGCAGGCCGAGATCCAGTACCATTATCTGCGCGAGCGTTTGCAGGCGATCGGCCTCGACGCTTCCGTGTTGGCGGCGGCGCGAGACAACCTCGTCGCTACACCGAAGGTGCGGATGCTCCTCGACGCGCAGGGGCTCGCGCTCGCCATCGCCGCTATTCAGATGCATTTCGCGGGCGCGCCGCTCGACATCGTCTGCCTCGATCCCATCCGTAACCTGTTCGACGGCGGCCCGGGCGGCGAGGGCGAGAACGACAACTCGGCCATGCTCTTCTTCCTTCAGGAGCGGGTCGAGGCGCTGCGCGAGGCCACGGCACCGGATGCCGGCCTCATCCTCTGTCACCACACGCGCAAGACCACCAAGAAGCAGCTCGCCGAGGATCCCTTCATGGCGCTCTCCGGCGCTGGATCCCTACGCAGCTTCTACACCTCGGGCATCGTCATGCACCGGCCCGACGAGGACTCGACGCAGCGCATGCTGCATTTCGAGCTGCGCAACGGTCCGGCCATCGCGCCCAAGATCGTCGACAAGGTGGGTGGTCGCTGGGTCGAGATCGACCGGAGCGGTGAGCGGCTGGTGCGAAAGACGCTCGGGGAGAAGCTCGATGCCGAGCGCGCACGCAAGCACGACGTCATCCTGCAGCTGCTTTATGACGAGGCGCGGCAGGGCCGTCTCTACACGGCGCTGCAGTTCGCCGAGGCCTTCGAGAACAAGGCCGGTCTCGGCGGCAAGGACACCATCCGGGATCGGATCAGCGTGCTCGCCACCAAGGGCTACGTGAAGTTCATCCGTAACGGCACGCCCTTCGGACTTCCCTCGTCTCGCTCCAAGTTCGGCTATCTCTGCGTCGAGGGCATGGAGTTCGGCGCCGCCGAGGAGTCGGTCGATCCCGAGACCGGCGAGGTGATCACGCACCGTCTGCCCGTCCTGCCCAGCCACTACAAGTGCCCGCAGAGCGGCGCCGCCCTGCCGGTCGAGAACCCGCATGTGTGGGTCTATCCGGAGGAGGAGACATGATGCGCGGTCCCGATCCGGCGCTTGCGCAGCATCGCGCAGATTCAAGTTGGGAGAAGTTGGGAACGGGTTTCCCAACTACCTTCGCTGCGCTTTGCACGACTGCTTGGCCTTACGTGGATTCAAGTTGGGAAGGGCTTTCCCAACTACCTGCGCGCGGCCCCGACACGTTGCGTGGCGTCACGCGGATTCAAGTTGGGAACGGCGCTGCGCGGGCTCCACGTCCCAACTTGGTTTTCTCCTTATCCATCAAGGCATTAGGTGCTCTGGCAAGTTGTGGGGGTGAAACCCACCCCCTTCGGGGGTGGAGGAGAGCGCGCTTGGCGCGGCTCTCCTACGCCACCCCCGAGGGTTCGCGCGCGCGTGCTGCCGTCCTCGGCGCCGGCGCCCGCGATCCACCCGTCTCGATCGATGGCGCCCGCAGCGGACGACGACGGCCAGCTCCGCCAAGAACCAGACCGTCGCCGTCCTGACCACAACGATCCCGATCACGGAGACCATCATGGCTTCGACGACTCTGACTCTGCCGGCCGAACAAGCAAGCGCGCCGGCGCTGACGATGCCGCCCTGCACCGGCGCGGTGCTGGCCCTCGATCTCGGCACCACCACGGGATGGGCGCTGCGCACCTCCGATGGGCGCATCGTCTCCGGCACCCAGGACTTCCGGCCTCGTCGTTTCGAGGGCGGCGGCATGCGCTACCTGCGCTTCACCGACTGGCTTCTCGAGCTGGCGATGCTGTCGCGTGGCATCGGCCGCGTCGTCTTCGAGGAGGTTCGCCGCCACGCCGGCACCGATGCGGCCCACATCTATGGCGGATTTCTTGGGGCGCTGACCTCGTGGTGCGAGGAGCACGAGATCCCCTATCAGGGCATCCCGGTCGGCGCCATCAAGCGCCACGTCACCGGTCGGGGCAACGCCGATAAGGCGGCGGTGATCGCAGCTGTCCGCGCACGCGGCTTTGCGCCCGCCGACGACAACGAGGCCGACGCCATCGCCATCCTGCTTTGGGCGATCGAGACGCAGGGAGGCGTGCGATGACCGCCGAGATGCTGCTGAAGCACGCCGCCGCGGTGGTCGCCAATCGGCGCGAGACCTATGGCGACCCTCGCGCGAGCCTCGAGGCGATCGCGAAGCGCTGGTCACTCACGCTTGGCCACAACGTGACGCCGGCTCAGGTGGCGCTCTGCCTCATCGACCTCAAGCTCGCGCGCCTCGCGCACGATCCGGCGCACCTCGACAGCATGGTCGATGTCGCCGGCTATGCCGCGTGCCTCGGAGAGGTAACGCGGTGAGGTGGTTTCCGAAGGGCTATGGCGGCGAGCGCCGATCCGCCGAGGAGATCAAGCGCGAGGGCTGGCGCGAGCAGGGCCTGCTGGTGGTGAGCGCCGAGGACCAGCGGCTCACCTGGCCCGAGCGCGAGCTGATCCGCCAGCTCGGCGAGAGGCTCTACGGCCGGCGCGCGTCTCAGGAGGCGCGCCATGGTTGAGACGCACTGGACGCCGTCGCTGGTCGAGGAGCGGCTCGCCGAGGCGGCAGGCGTGTTGAAGCGGCTGCCCGAGCCGAAGCTGCAGGGCTACTACAATCTCTGGCCACGGATCATCTACGAGTTTAGTGATCTGGTGGGACAGGAGCCCAGGCCGATGCGTGTACTGCCGTCGCCCGCAGCGATCAGCCGCATGGAGGAGACGCTGACCTGGACCGTCGGGCTCGACCCCGTCGACGGCAAGATCGTCTGGATGCGCGCTTTCGGCGAACGCTGGAAGACCATCTGTTGGACGGTGGGGCTGCAGCGCTCCGCCGCCCACGAGCACTGGCTCTATGCGCTCTGCGTGATTGCGTGGCGGCTCAATGGGCGGCGGCTCAATCGCAATCATTCGCGGCGCAGAGTGATCGAGATGACCGGAGCAGCGAAGTGCTGAGCAGCAAAGAGAAACGTGTCCGGCGGACACTTTTCGCTCGGACAAAATCAGTCGGATCGGCGTAGATTTCGGTCATGCTCAGGTGAGCCGCGCGCGGATGGCGCCGATCGCCAGCGAGCGCGGGTCCTCCCTGGCCGAGAGCGTATGCTGGCGGCAATGGCCCGAAAGCTCGCTACCGCCAGCGGCGAGAACCGAGTTACCAGTTACCGGGCCGCGCGCCTTCGATAGCGCCGCCAAGCCTTTGGCCCGTCGCACCTTGTGTGCACTGGCAGGCTGGTAACGCCAGCCCGGTAACCGGCACCACGGTTACCACTCCATCGATATCGCGCCGCTGCACCAGCATCCTGCCCCGGCTGCCCGGCAGCGCCGGGCGATGATCGGTGTCGTCCTGCGGACCCATTGCCTTTCGGCATTCCCCGGCGGCCACCGGGGATGAGACGCGACCATGTGCGATCCGAGCTTCATCGGGTCCGGTGGTCGCATTGGTGTGACCCCCTGATTCGCGTCCGGGGCGTGGCCGCGCCGGACCCGATGGAGACCATGATGACGACCAAGAAGGAATCCACGCAGATCGAACTTCCGCCCATCAACCTCGAGATCATTGAGGTGACCCTGGTGGGCGACACACCGCTGATCTCGCATGCCTGGTCCGAGAAGGCCAAGCGCGAGATGCTCGGCAAGCAGATGAAGCTGGCCAAGCCGGCCAAGGAGGCGAAGGACCCGCACGAGGACTTTCAGCAGAGCCTCTACCGGATCGAAGGCGGCGGCTACGGCTTCCCCTCGGTCGCCTTCAAGGCGGCCGCGGTCACGGCGTGCACCTCGGTTGCCGGCATCACCAAGGTGGCGGCTCGGCAGGCCTTCCACGTGGTGGGCGAGCAGTCGGCGGTGCGCGGCGCGTTCAACGGGGCGCTGATGCGCATGGACCTGGTGCGCATTCTGGGATCGGAGCCGGAGATGCGCGAGGACATGGTGCGGATCGCCATGGGCACCGCCGACATCCGCTACCGCGGCCAGTTCTGGCCCTGGCATGCGACGGTGCGGGTGCGCTTCAACGCCAATGTGTTGAGCGCGGCGCAGATCGTGAACCTGTTCAACACGGCGGGTTTCGGCGTCGGCATCGGCGAGTGGCGTCCGGAGAAGGATGGCCAGTTCGGCATGTTCCATGTGGCGACGGCAGAAGAGCTGCGGCGCCTTGGTTCGGAGGCTGCCTGATGGACCGGCTCGACTATGCCTGGCGTGACGGTGCGCGGCTGCAGAAGGGCGCGCGCGTGGCGGCGCAAGTCGTGGGCGAGCGGCTGGAACAATTGCGCGCCGGCGGTGGCGGTGAGCTGACGCCGGAAGCGGTCGTTTCCGATGCGCGCTATCCGGGCTCGCCACTGCATTCCCTGTTCGAATGGGACGAAGCGGAGGCAGCCCATCGATATCGCCTCGTGCAGGCCCGCGCTCTGATCCGCGCGGTGGTCGTGCGTTATCGCGCCATGCCCGATGGCGGACCACGCACCGTCGTCGCCTTCGTCAACGTGAAGGATCGCGATCGCCAGTACTACACCGCGACCGCCGCTGCGCTGTCGGACCCCGAGCGGCGCGCCATCGTGCTGCGCCAAGCCTGGGAGGATTTCCAGGCGCTGCGCAAGCGCCATGCGGACTTGACCGAGTTCGCCCGGTTGTTCGCGGCGCTCGACGAGATCGAGCGTGCGTTGCCACCGCTGGCGGCGTGATCGATCTCGGCATGGCTGGCGAGCCCTTGTCTGGCGAGACGGGGCTTGGCGTGGCTCAGCGAGGCGAGGTGAGTCTAGGCGCGGCCGGTGCGGCAAGGTCCGGTTTGGCCATCTCGGTCCGGGCAAGGCGAGGCGCGGTGAGGCCGGCGCGGCCGGGAAGGATCGGCACGGCCTGACATGGCGAGGCTGGGCATGGCGCGACGAGGCAGGCGCCGCATGGCAGGTTCTGGTCCGGCAGAGCCGGGCAAGCCTGGGCGGGGCAAGTCGTGGCCGGCATGGCGTGTCGAGGTTGGCGGGGCTGGGCACGTCAAGGCGTCCTCTGACTGACTGATCCCCAGCAATCATGCACGATCTTCGCTTTCAGGCATCGGCCATCGAACAGTGGCCGACGGGCCGGCTTGCGCCCTATGCGGCAAACGCCAGGACCCACGACGAGCGCCAGATCGGCCTCTTGGCGGGCAGTCTGGTGGAATATGGCTGGCTGGTGCCCTGCCTGGTCGATGACGACGGCACGCTGATCGCCGGGCATGGCCGCGTGCTGGCGGCGCAGCGCCTGGGCCTCGAGAGCGTCCCGGTGATCCGGGTCGCGCATCTCACGCCGGCCCAGGCGCGCGCGTATCGCCTTGCCGACAACAAGCTGACGGAGCTCGGCGGCTGGAACGATGAGCTGCTCGCCGCCGAGCTGCATGCGCTGAACGGCGACGGCTTCGACCTGTCGCTTGCCGGCTTCGACGAGGCCGAGCTCGACCGGCTGATGGCGCCGCTCGACGACACGGAGGCGATGTCGTCGGATAGTGAGACTGGCGAAGGCGACGATGTTGACGAAGCGCCCGAGCCGCCGCGCAATCCGGTCAGCCGGCCGGGTGATCTGTGGCGGCTCGGTGATCACCGGCTGCTCTGCGGCGACAGCACGGATGCGGAGTCGGTTACCCGGATCATGGATGGCGAGCGCGCGTCGCTCCTCTTCACCAGCCCGCCCTATGGCAACCAGCGGAACTACACGACCGGCGGCATCAGCGACTGGGATGCGCTGATGCGCGGCATCTTCGGCCATCTCGATGCGGTCATGGCCGCGGATGGCCAGGTGCTTGTCAATCTCGGCCTTGTCCACCGCGACAACGAGTGGCAGCCCTATTGGGAGGCCTGGCTCGACTGGATGCGGGCACAGGGCTGGCGGCGCTTCGGGCTCTACGTCTGGGACCAGGGGCCGGGCCTGCCCGGCGACTGGAACGGCCGGCTGGCGCCCGCCTTCGAGCTTCTGTTCCACTTTAACAGGCAGGCGCGCAAGCCCAACAAGATCGTGCCCTGCAAGTGGGCTGGGCACATCAACGACAGCCACGGCGGCATGCGCGGCAAGGACGGCACCGTGGGCGCATGGACGCACGCCGGCCAGGGCGTCCAGGAGACCCGCATTCCCGACAACGTGCTGCGCATCACGCGGCACAAGGCGCGCGGGATCGAGACCGAGCACCCGGCGGTGTTTCCGGTGGCGCTGCCGGAGTTCGTCATGAGCACCTATTCGGCAGAGGGCGACGTGGTATTCGAGCCGTTCGCGGGATCCGGCACGACGATTATCGCCGGCGAGCGAGCGGGGCGCCGCGTGCGCGCCATCGAGCTTGCGCCCGAGTATGTGGACGTCGCGCTCCTGCGCTGGCGCCAGCTCTATCCGGCAGAGCCGATCGCGCTCGACGACGATGGCCGCAGCTTCGATGAGATCGCCGCCTGGCGCGGCGTCGAGATCACCGATGCCGCGTGAGGAGCTTGCCGTCGAGCGGTGGCCGATCGAGCGGCTCCTGCCGTATGCGGCGAACGCCCGGACCCATCCGGAGGACCAGGTCGCCCAGATCGCTGGATCGATCGCCGAGTTCGGCTTCAACGTCCCGTGCCTCGTCGATGAGCGCGGCGTGCTGGTGGCCGGCCACGGCCGGCTGCTGGCGGCCCGGCGCCTCGGTCTGGCTGAGGTGCCGGTCATCCGGCTCGGCCATCTGACGGATGCGCAGGCGCGCGCCTTCCGGATCGCCGACAACCAGATCGCGCTCAACGCCGGCTGGGACGACGCGATGCTCGCCACGGAGGTGGCGCGTCTCAAGGACGACGGGGTCGACCTCGATCTCCTCGGCTTCGGCGAGGACGAGCTCGACCGCCTGCTCGACGACCTGAACGGGACCGATGGCGCCGCGGAGGGCGAGGACGTCGTCCCGGAGCCGCCTGTAGAGCCCGTCACGCGCCCGGGCGACCTCTGGCTGCTTGGCACGCATCGCCTGCTCTGCGGTGACGCCACGAGCGCCGACGATGTCGAGCGGCTGCTCGCCGGAGCGGTCCCGCATCTGATGGTCACAGACCCGCCCTATGGGGTCGAGTACGACCCGGCTTGGCGCAACGAAGCGGGCGTATCCGCCACCGCGCGCACGGGCCGGGTCTCGAACGATGACCGTGCCGATTGGCGCGAGGCATGGGCGCTGTTCCCGGGCGACGTCGCCTATGTCTGGCACGCGGGTGTCCATGCGCGCACCGTTGCTGAGAGTCTGGAGGCGAGCGGGCTGATGATCCGCTCGCAGATCGTCTGGGCGAAGCCGCGCTTCGTGCTCGGCCGTGGTGACTATCACTGGCAGCATGAGCCGTGCTTCTACGCGGTCCGCAAGGGCGCGAACGGACACTGGCAGGGAGCGCGCGACCAGTCGACGCTATGGACGATCGGCGGCGGCGGCGACGAGGACGAAGCGACCACACACGGCACGCAGAAGCCTGTCGAGTGCATGCGCCGGCCGATCGTCAACAACAGCAAGCGCGGCGACCTCGTCTACGAGCCCTTCGCCGGCAGCGGCACGACCATCGTCGCTGCAGAGAGCGTGGGGCGCGCATGTCTCGCGCTGGAGATCGACCCGTGCTACTGCGACGTGATCGTCGAGCGATGGCACGCGTTCACGGGATCGTCCGCGATCCTCGATGGCGATGAGCGGGCCTTTGCGGACCTGAAGGACGAGCGGGCGGCGGCGTGAAGCAGTCGCGCACCATGTCGCTGGTCGAGGCGGTCGCCAACGTGGGTGTCGGGTTCGGCGTGGCGGTGCTGGCGCAGATCGTGGTGTTCCCCCTGTTCGGGCTCGACGTGTCCTTCTCGGACAACTTGGCTATAGGAGCGGTTTTCACGGCCTTATGCTGAGCTCAGCATAAGCCGGTTTATGCCGAGCGCATGGTTATGCAGAGTCTGCGGCGCCGTAGATCGGCGCCGCAGGGGTTTCGGGCAGAGTTCACTCCGCATAATTCCGGCCGTTTCCGGCGTCGGCGAGCATGGCCATCAGCTTGTCCGACACGGTGAACCGGCCGCGTTTCAAGCTGGGCGGTCCCATGGCGGTGAGCGCTTCGAGCTTTTCGGTTGGGTCTGCGCGCAGGTACATCTCGGTGGTCTGAACGCTGGCATGTCCGAGCCAGAGCGAGACCCTGCGGACATCGCCGGTGGCCTGTAGCGTGTGCATGGCGCAGCTATGGCGCAGGACATGCGGCGTCACCCGCTTCGCCGCGATCGATGGCTCGACCTGCACCGCTGCGGCTGCGTGCTTGCGCAGAATGTACTCGAAGCCGGACCGCGTCATGGCCCGGCCCGCTGCGTTCAGGAACAGCTGCGGATCGCCCCTTGTCGGGCGCACCGCGATCCAGCGCCGGAGCGCCCGGGCCGTTTCCTGCCAGAGCGGCAGGATGCGCTCGCGCCGGCCCTTGCCGACCACATGCAGGCTGGGCATCGCGGCATCGTCGAACTGGTCGAGCCTGAGGCCAACCAGCTCCGAGACGCGGAGCCCAGCCGCGAAGGAGAGGTGCAGCATCGCCTGATCGCGCAGCCCCGCAGCGGTGCGCGGATCGGGCGCCGCAAGGAGCGCCTGCATCTCGGCTCGCGTGAGGTAGCCCACCAGCGGCTGGGCGCTGCGCTTCATCGGGATCGCGTGGATCCGCCGGGCCTGCTCCAGGCAGGCGGGCACGCGATACTCAAGGAACCGGAACAGCGAATGGATCGCCGCCAGCCGGGCGTTGCGGCTGCGCGCCGAGTTTGACCGCTCCACTTCGATATGGTCGAGGAAGGCGGAGATCAGCTCTGCGTCGAAATCCTCGATGCCGAGCCGACTTGGTCTGGTCTTCCGCCGTTCTGCCGCGAAGGTCAGGAGCAGCCGGTAGCAATGCGCGTAGGACGCGATGGTGTGCTGCGAGGCGCCGCGCTCGCGCGGCAGATGCTCGCGGAGGAAGGCGGACAGGTACGGGGCGAGCGGCGTCATGCTCGGCCCTCCGCCATCAGGGCCTCGCCGGCCTCGGCGATGTGCTGCATCAGCGCCGGTGTCGCCTGCAGATACAACCAGGTGTGGCTGGGATCGGCATGGCCCATGTAGGTGGCGAGCGCCAACATGTGCCGCGAGATCGCGCGCCGGTCGCCGCCGCAGCCTTCCAGCGAGCGCACCGCGAAGGTGTGCCGCAGATCGTGCAGCCGCGGCCCCTTCTCGCCGGGCAGACCGCGCAGACCGGTCTCGCGGGCGATCCGCAGGAACAGCGCGTAGAGCGTGACATAGGACGGGCGCCGTCCATGGTCGCCTATGAACAGAGCGTCGCCCGCCCTCTGGTCTCGCCGACGCCGCCGGATGTAGCTGTCGAGCGCCGCGCGCGCCGACGGATGCAACGGCACGAGGCGGCTCTTGCGGAACTTGGTCTCGCGGATCACGAGCCCATCGGCGGTGACGTCATCCAGATCGAGCCCGAGCGCTTCGGAGACGCGCAAACCTGTCGCGGCCAGAAGGCCGATCAGCGTGGCCAGGGTCTCGCCCCGGACCGCGCCTGGAGGACCGAGCCGCCGGGCCGCCGCCATCAATGCGGCGATCTCGGCGCCCGTGTAGATGTGCGGCATCCGCCGTTCGAACCGCCAGCGCCCGAAGGCATCGGCGGGCGGCACCTCGTGCGCCGGATCGGCAATGGCGAGATGCTCGGCAAAACGCCGGACGATGGCCAGACGGTTGCGGGCCTGTTCGTCGGAAGTCGTCCGCGCCGCCCAGTCGAGCACGCGTGCGGTGCGGATATGCGTGTCCCCCGCCGCCTCGGCCACGGCGACGAAGCTTCTGAGCAGACCGGGCTGGGTCGTGAACTTCAGCCCGCGTGCGCGTTGCAGCGCGATATAGCTGTCGAGGTCGCGGCTCAGCATGGCGCGCCCTCCGGCCAGGACAGTCCGAGGGAGGGTGCTGCCGAGGACGCTGCGCTCGCCGGTCCATCCGCCGGCCATGCCTGTGCCACTGTGCCCAGCATTGCGATGTCGACCTTGGCGTAATGCGCCGTGGTGTCCGTCGAGCGGTGCCGCAGCACGGTGGCGATCGCATCCAGCGTGGCGCCGCCGCGCAACATCGCCGTGGCGGCCGAGTGCCTGAGCAGATGGCTGCCGCGCGAGGGCGCGTTCTCAACGCCCGCACGCTCGACAGCCCGACGCACGACACCGCCCACAACGCCCGAGCCGATCGGCCCGAAGGGCGGCAGAAGTTCCACGAACACGATGTCGCCGGGAGCGGCAGGCCGCGGCTCGGTCAGCCAGGCGATCAGGGCATCGCCGGCATCCTGCGGCAGCGGCAGCCGGACCTCGCGGCGTCCCTTGCCGCAGACCGTGATCGTCGCCGCCCGCCAATCGATGTCCGCAAGGCGAAGCTCGGCCACGTCGCGCGCCCGAAGCCCGAGGCGCGCCAAGAGTAGGAGGATTGCCCGATCACGCCGACCGCCCGAGGTATCCGGATCACAGGACGCGATAAGGCGTTCGACATCGTCCGGGTCCAGATAGCGCGGCAGGCTCGCCAGCCGCCAGCTCTTTGCCGCGGGTACAGCGCGATCGAGATCGGGCGCGGCGAGGCCACGATGCGCGAGATGGCGCAGATAGAGCCGCAGCGCGCTCGCCACCATCTTGGGATAGTGCACGGACCGAGCCGTCTGGGCATGTTCGAGCAGCCCGTCGCGGATGATCCGCGGCGTGTAGCGGGACGGATCGGCGCCGATCAGCGGCAGGAACTGCGCCAGCATTCGGCCGTGGCGCGCGATGGTGACGGGCGCGAGGCCCCTGTGGCGCGCCAGCGCATCGAGCCAGCCCGCGACGTTCTCGTCGGTCTCAACCGCTTCCGGCGTCGGCCGGGACGGCACATGACCCTCCGCCGCAAGGTGGCACACGAAGCGATCGACGCGGTTGATGTAATACTGCCCGAGCGGCCGCGGCGCACTGTGGCACCGGCAATCGTGGGCCGCGAAGCTCGCCACGATATCCGGGTCGACCTCTCCGAGCGCGATGCCGCTCTGCACCAGCCAGGCCAGGAAATGCCGTGCCGAGCCGAGATGGATATGCACGGACACCGGCGCGAAGCCGATCCCGGCAAGGTGGCGACCGTAATCGTCGAGCAGAGGCTGATGGGGCCCCGCACCCAGCAGCCGCCGTCGGCCGGCCGCTCGCTTCTGTTCGTTCATGCTGTCCTCCGTCAAAGACGCCACCATGGCGCCTTCCGAAGGACAACCGGATTATGCGGAGCACTTCACCCGAAGAATGCGTTCTGGATCAGACATTTGCACAGCCATCGACACCCAGACTCCGCATAACCATGCGCTCGGCATAAACGGCCGTGTCGATTGGGCGTTCCTACATGCTGCGGCGCCTGTTCGAAGCGATCCGAGTCTGGAGCAGTGAGACGACCACCACCGGGCGATGAACCCGGCGGTGGGTTGTGGCAGAGCGGCTCAGCTCAACGGCTGGCCGCGGTAGCGGTGGATGAGCCGTTGGACGGTGTCGTCGTCGCTCTCGCCGGGAAGGCGATGCGCTTCGAGCCGCTCATAGGTGTCGTCCTCGACCGGCACCAGCCAGGTGCCGTCCGGCTGCCGCGTCGCCGTCGAGCGGAAGGGCAGGAGGGCGGCTTCGGCGATGGCCCGGTAGGTAGCGTCACGGACCTTGATGGTTTTCATCGGCGCCTCCCTCAATCGGCGATCCGGTAGACGCGGCCGCGTCCGTCGACCTTTTCGGAGGTCACGTCGAACCCGAGCTTCTTCTTGAGCGCGCCGGCGATGGCGCCGCGCACGGTGTGGGCCTGCCAGCCGAAGGCGGCGACGATCTCCTCGATGCTGGCGCCCTCCGGGCGCTTCAGCATGCCGATCAGCTGCGCCTGCTTGCTGCCCTCGCGGGTCTTGCGCGCCGGCGCGGCCGTGGGCGC